AAATCACCGGCCTTGTCGTTCTCCCCGGCGCTCTGACAATCACCGCCGCGCAGTCGCCGCTGCTGATGCGTCCGTATGATCAGGAACTGCAATTGTGTAAGAGATACTTCTATAACGGAATTCCACCATTGCGTGGCGTTGTATCTGGATCGACCACCGGAAGCAGATTGGGGGCACGTCATCCCGTAACCATGCGCGCAACGCCGACGCTGATCCTGACCGCACCGCTTTTTGTTTTTGACGGGACAAGCCCGACAAACCTTACGGCTATCGTTACCAATTTCAGCACGCCAGACGTTATAGAATGCGAAGCAACAATAGGTGCCGGGCTGACCGTTGGTCGAGTACTGGTAGTCTACCAGCAGAGTGGAAACCTCAATGTAGATGCGAGGCTTTGATGGCTGACTATCAACTCACCAACACCGACAGTGTCATCCGCACCGAGGACGGCGCTTGCATTCCCAACGATCCGGCCAATCGCGACTGGGCCGAGTACGAGCAATGGCTGGCAGACGGTGGCGAGCCCGATCCCTACGTTGTGCCGGAGCTGGTGCCGCCAACGCCATCCAGCGAGCAGACCACGCTCTACGAACACGAAAACCGCATCCGTGCGCTGGAGGGTCAGCCGCCGTTGTCGGTCGCTGATTTCATCGCCAAGGGGTCGCAGCCCAAACCACAGGTGCAACCCTCCAAGAAGAAGAGATGATCCAGACCACCGGCAAGATCATTGGCCACGTCACCGAAAGCCTCAAGGACAGGCCGCTGGCGCTGGCGCTGGTTCTGGTCAACGTGCTGTTTCTGATCATGACGTCCGGGTTGCTGTATTCGGTCAACGAACACGGCCTGCGCCGTGATAAGTTGATTTCCGATCTGATCCAACTGTGTTCACCCAAACGCGGAGACTGAAGATGGCGAATTACCACATCGAAGCCAACGAAGTGATTTCGATCGTCGGTCCGGCCAAGATTAGCGTTGTGTCCGATGTTCCGCCGGTTACCGCGGTGGTCGAGGCGCCGACCATCACTGACTTAGAGCCTAGTTCGGTGGCGCTTGGTGACCCTGACGTCGACCTTCACGTTACCGGAACCGGGTTCACCGAAATTAGCCGCATCGTTTTTGACGGTCACGACGAACCCACCAAGCTGATTTCTGAGACTGAAGTCAGTACCGGCGTGAAGCCGTCGTTGTTCACCGAAGCCAAGGATATCGGCGTTGCGGTGCGCAACGGCAGTATGATCAGCTCCACACTGCCGTTCACCTTCACCGCATCCGGCACCCGCAGCACGAGCCGTCGCAAAAGGGACTGATCATGTCTTTTGTCCGTCATCGCCGGAATCACGATCCGGTCGTTACCTTTCCGCCGACGATCGAGCCGGGCGAACTCGCGATCAACACCGCAAACCGGCAGATCACGGCGGGAGATTCCGACCCCAGTTCGCTTGGACTGCCGATGGCGGTGCTGGCGGTGCGGATCTTCGACGCCCGCGGCAAGTACGCGATCGGCGATTACGTCGTCCAGGGCGGTTATCTGTACCGCTGCAAGGTGGCGCACGGCCCGGCGGCGTTCGTGGCGGCTAGTTTCGAGCAGATCGCCGGTGTTGACGCCACGGCGACGACACTCGGCAACTATTTGATGTTAACCGGCGGCACCTTGAGTGGCGCGCTGCAATTGCCGGCCGCGGCGCCGACCGCGGCGACCCAGGCCGCCAACAAGAAATACGTCGACGATCAGGTCACTAACTTGATCCTCGGCCAGGTTTCGGCTTCGACGATCAACAACACGCCGTCCGGCAATATTTCGTCAACCACGGTGCAGGGCGCGCTCAGCGAGCTCGACGCCGAAAAGGTGGCCAAGGCTGGCGATAGCATGACGGGCCAGTTGGCGCTGCCGGCCACGCCGGCGTCTGGCCCGGCCAATGCGGCGCGGCGCGACTACGTCGACAGTGTGAGAACCGACTTCGGTGCGGCTGATGGAGTATTGCAGACCAATATTGACGGTAAGGTCGCCAAAGCCGGTGATACGCTGACTGGACAATTATCGCTGCCGACCGTGCCGGCTCCGGTGGCCGCCAATGCGGTCCGCAAGGATTACGTCGATACGCTGCTGGTTCCGGCCACGGTCGCCGAGTTCACCAGCAACGCCAGCGTCGTCAAGATGCTGACGCCGGCGACGGTCTGGAATGCGGCCAATCTGGTTAGTTTGAACGGCGCCGCCGTGCAGCCTGACTTCGGCGCCGGCATCGACTTCTACTGGCCGCTCAACACCAGCTGCACGCTGTACAACCCGCTGCGGATGAAGGTGGGGCAGAAGGGGATGTTTTACTTTGGCGTCGCCGGTCCTGGCTGCAATGTCGGCGCCTGGGATAGCGCCTGGAAATTTCCCAATGGCTTAAAGCCAATATTTTCACCCAGCGGCGGCTTCGACGCGATGTCCTACGCCGTCGTCAACACCTCGTTTATCTGCTGTTTCTTCGCCGCCAGTATGGGTTGATATGCCGATTCCTGGACTAGTTGCGCCGGCTGTCCTCGTAGCGATCAAGGTGAAGCCTCGCTATATCGACGTCGGTTACAGCGCCAACGTCAATTTGCGTAATTTGCACGATCAATATTACAGCACCTGGCCGCCGCGCACCCAGGTCGTTTTCACCATCAGCTCGTATGTCTTCTCTAACGCTTACTACGCGCCGGCGCTCGATCTGAGCAACTTCCCGGCTGATTTCGAGATCATCCTGATCAACAATGGCCACATCCGCGGCGCCGGCGGCGCCGGCGGGGGTTATTCCGGCTCAACGGCGGCAGAACCTGGTGGCACGGCGCTGTACCTCCGCAACTACGTCAAGATCCAGAACAACGGCACGATCTACGGCGGCGGCGGCGGCGGTAACGGAAACGCCGGCAATGGCGGCGGCGGCGGCGCCGGCGTAAATCCCGGTTTGGGCGGCAATCATTATCCGGGCTTTGGTCGGGCACCGGACGGTAGCGAATATTCCGGCGGCTATATCGGTGATGGTCAGGGCCGCTCTGGTGGTGACGTCGGTCAGGGCAGTGCTAACGGTCAGCGTGCCGGTTATTGTTGGGATGGCGGTGGATACATTCTGTCGTTCGGGACTTGGGATAGCGTCCGTAACATTTGGACGAACACCGGCAATCCAGGTGCATACCTGGGGCCGGGAGCGTAGGAGGACGTCATGAAGAAGCGTAAAGTCGTAAAACGGCAGGCCAAAAAGGCCATCCGCACGAAGTCTAAGAAGAGGAAATCCAAGATGACCACCAAGAAGCCGATCGACGAAGACCCTCATCCGGCACCGAAGCATCCAGACAAGCAAGATCACAAGCCGGCAGAGGATGATCCGATGGCGAAGCCGCCGGATTCACCACCCAATCCGAACCTGCCGCCGGAGCAGCCGCAACCGCACAAATGACCGAGTGGCCTAAAAATCCACAATTGCAAGTTGGCGGGGCCTTAGAACCGGCCGGCCCCGTCAATGTTTTCAATGAGAAGGTGGCGACTGCGGAAGCGATCAATCGCGCGATCGCCACCAAGACCACCTACGATGCGACGCACCCGGCGGTGCCACCGCCGGAGGTAATACCGCCGCCGCCAGGCATTCCGATCAGCGCCGGCGGTCCGATCGACACCCCCATAGACGGGGTCAAGTACATGTTAGATATTTCCACCGCGGCAGCGCGCCGCCGACGCTAACAGGCCAACGACCGATGATGCGGCTTGCCGCAGTGGTGGTGATCGCCATGCTGATGGTGAGCTGCCGCAGTGGCCGCTGGGCTTGGGTCGACGAGGAGCCGGTTGTTGCACCAGTGGTCGCGAAATGTCGCGGCGGTACGGTCAACACCGAGCGTCGTGTTACTGATGTTTCAGTGCTCGGCCGCACCCGCAGCACCACCTATCGCACTGACGCTTGTCTCGACTAGGGAGGAATACGATGAGCATAGGTCTGCTATTTTGGGTGTTGATGGTGCTCTGGTTCGTAAGTTGGCTCGGCGCAATCTACGGGCCTGGCGCCTATCCTTGGGTACATGCCAACAACGTGCTGTTCTTCATCCTGCTGTTCTTGTTGGGATGGCATGCTTTTGGCTTCGTTATACACGCTTGAGCCGCCCAAAAATTTTTTCGGATTTTCAACCTAAAGGAACCACATCATGGCAATGCCAAAAGTCCCGATCGTCAAGATTAATCCGCCGCCGGTTGCCAAGGCGCCGCCACTCACTTCCAAGACCATGGACACTTACACGCATCACACCTCGCCGGTGAAAGGCCCGCAGCCGATGCCGGCGGAAGTGGACCCCATCAGCTCCAAACCGAAAGCGAAGATCAAGACACTGCCGGACGTGCCGCCAGCCAAATACAAGCATGTCGAAGAACCCTGACGAGGTCATCCAGCTCAAGCTGCTAAAGCGCAAACGTGCGATCCTGGATGCGCGTGGTGATCTGATTGCGTTCACGCAGCTGATGATGCCGGATCCCAATTTCGACGACAGCGTCGAGCATTCGCTGTATCAGCCGCAGAGTTTCCACCGGCTGATTGCCAAGTCGCTGGAGGAGGTCGAGCGCGGCGATTACCGGAGGTTGATGATCAATGTCGGACCCAGATTTGGAAAGACTACGCTCGCTAGTGCCATGTTTCCTGCATGGTACGTTGGTCGACATCCTGACCGCTCTATTATTGTTGCTACTTACAACGAGCATTACAGCTGGGATCTTGGCCGTCGGGTAAGGGATATTATGGAGACACCTGAATACAAGCAGGTGTTCCCTGAAACAGAAATCAAAGTTGGCGCCAATGCGGTTAACCGAGTTCAGACGACGCGCGATGGGGTCGTCTTCTCTGTTGGACGTGGTTCCTCGATCACCGGCCGCGGAGGTCACTGCATACTTCTTGATGACCCTATTAAGGACCGAACTGAAGCTGACTCCGTTATCGTTCGTGAGAAACTATGGAGCTGGTATAATCAAGTGCTCCGTACCCGGCTCATGGACTCAACGGGCACTATCGTCATTGTCCAGACCAGATGGACCGAGGATGACTTAGTCGGTCGCCTGATCGACCCGATGAATCCGTACTTCAACGTCGAGGAAGCCAAGGCCTGGCGCAAGATCGACCTGCCGGCGTTAGCGGAAGCGGATGATCCACTCGGCCGTAAGGAGGGAGAACCACTATGGCCGGAGCGGTTTACTAAGCAATATCTGGAGGAGATCCGCTCCACCGATCCGCGTGGCTTTGCTGCGCTGTATCAAGGCCGACCCGGACCCAAGGACGGCGCCTTCTTCAAGTCTGACGACATCATCACCTACAACAAGATGGATGACGTCCCGGCGTTCCATAAACTCAGGTTCTATGGCGCGTCGGACCATGCCGTATCGGTTGCTAAATCCGCCGATAAGACCTGCCTCCTGATCGCTGCGGTCGACGAGAAAGACCACATCTGGATCATGCCGGACCTGGTCTGGGAGCGCCTCGATTCGCATGACGCGGTCGAGCGCATGCTCGGTCTGATGAAGAAATACCACCCGCAGTTCTGGTGGGCGGAAGGCGGCAGCATCACCAAGAGCATCGGTCCGTTCCTGCGCCGGCGGATGCGGGAAAAGCAGATCTTCTGCGCCATCGACCCGATCAGCCCGGCTGCAGACAAGCAGCAGCGCGCCCAGGCGATCCAGGCCCGATCGTCAATGAAGATGGTACATTTCCCCGGCTTTACCCGCTGGTGGTCTGATGCCTTGGATCAGATCCTGAAGTTTCCGCACGGATCGAAGGATGATCTGGTAGATACATTAAGCTTGATCGGATTGGGGCTTGCCAAAATGCACGGCCGTACCCGCACCAGGCATGTTGAACCTGAGATCGTGGCAGGTTCGTTCCGTGAAATGATCGAGAACACGCGCCGGCGTGAAGGGCGTGAAAAGCGCGGCAGGAGTCTGCAAGGATGGTAGACACTTTCCAATCCTCCATGATGGATGTGTTCGCTGGCGCTTTTGATGAAAACAACAGTGAGCCGGACATCAACCCAACCACCGGCAAGCCCAATAGCATTCCGCGGGCTAACCCGGATCCGCCCGAGCGGCGCCGCAAGCTGGTCAAGGACTGGACCCGCAAGGTCAAGCGGGCGAAGCGGTACTGGAAGCCATCATTCGATCGGATGCGCGAGGATCAGGCGTTTGCCTTTGGCAAGCAGTGGTCGAAGAACGACCAGGACAAGCGTTACGTCGCCAATCTCACACTCCGGCTGGTCGCGCAGAAGACTGCCTTCCTTTATGCCAAGAACCCCAAGGCGGTGGCCAAGAAGCGGCCGCGGCTCAATGCCACCTCATGGGATGAATCCCAGACCACGTTGAACCAGCTAATGCAGTCTGCGGCCATGATGATGCAGCAGGCGCAAGCCTCTGGCGCCATGGCTGGCGGAATGCCGGGCATGCCTGGGGGGATGCCCGGCATGCCACCCGGCCTGGCCGGCCAGGCCACCGGCGCGATCGGCAACACCATCCAGGGCATGATGCCGATGGCGACCGGGCAACCTCCCGACATCGGCATGCTGATGGCCGGCGGCGGTGCGCCCACGCAGTCGGCGATGCCGTCGCCGTCGATGAACTCAATAGCGGGCCAGACCGGCGCCGCCCTCGGCGGCGCCACCATGCCTGGTATGGGCGCCGGCCCAATCCCCGGGTCGATGCAAGAGCCGCAGCGGCTCGGCGACCAGCTCGGCCAGGCCGCCGCCGGCGCCGCAGCCAACAACCTGGTGCCCCCTGGATCACCGATGGTGGCGCAGGCGGTCGGCTCCGGCATGGACATCATGATGGACGCCGCCCGCGTCAAAAACGAAAACCTGATGATGGACAAGCTCGCTCGCACCTTGGAGCTGCTTTACAGCTACGAGGTCGACAACCAGCCGCATCCATTCAAGGGCATGCTGAAGATGACCGTGCGTCGGGCGGTCACCAACGGCGTCTCCTACGTCAAGCTCGGCTACGAGCGGGTCATGGCGCTACGTCCAGATCTGGAGAAGGGCATCGCCGACATGAACGAGCGGCTGGCGACCTTGCAGCGCCTGGCTGCGGATGCCACCGACAGCATCACGGACGACACCGATCAGGAAGCCGAGCAGATCCGGTTGCTGGTCGCGGACCTGCAGAAGCAGCAGGGCGCGGTGGTCCGCGAAGGTCTTACCTTTGATTTCCCGCAGAGCACTAGGATCATTCCCGACATCAAGTGCATCGACATCAAGAATTGGGTGGCGGCCGATTGGGTTTGCGAAGAGTACCTGCTGTCGGTCGACGAGATCGAGGAGATCTACAACGTCGATGTCCGCGGTCATTGCACCGAATACGGATCCGACGACGAAGACAGCAACGATCCGGCCGCGACCATGCACTCCTGGTCGAACACCAAGAACAGCAAGGATGAGGCGCGCGGCGATCCTAACGCCTTGGTGTGGGAGATCTACAATCGCAAGGATGGTCTGGTCTATGTCATCTGCGATGGCTATCGCGAATTCTTGAAAGAGCCGGCCGGGCCAGAGATCTACAACGAACGGTTCTATCCCTGGTACGGCTTGATCTTCAACGGCCTTGAAGATGAGAAGGAGCTGTATCCGCCGAGCGATGTCAGGCTGATGCGCGACATGCAACTCGAATACAATCGCTGCCGCGAAGGCCTGAAAGAGCAGCGCATCGCTGGCCGGCCGTTCATCGCCGCGGTGTCGGGCGCGCTGGATGAAGAAGACCTCAACAAGATCACCAACCGCGAAGCCAACGCGGTGATCGAGCTCAACGCGCTGCAGCCGAACCAGGATATCAAACAGCTGCTGCAGCCTTACGCCGGCCCGGGGGTGGATCCTAACCTCTACGAAGTCAGTCCGGTCTACGAAGACATTCTGCGGACCACCGGCATTCAGGAAGCCAACTTAGGCGGCACCTCGAACACCACCGCGACCCAGGCGCAGATCGCCGAAGGCTCGCGCATGACCAGCATGGGTTCTAATATCGACGACTTGAACGACCTGTTAACCCAACTAGCCCGCAACGGCGGGCAGATCCTACTGCGTGAAATGAGCCAGGAGCGGGTTAAGAAGATCGTCGGGCCTGGCGCAGTGTGGCCCGCCGAGCCGGTCGCCCAGGACATCGCCAACGAGATCCTGCTGGAGATCGAAGCCGGTTCGATGGGCCGGCCGAACCAGGCGCAAGAGATCTCTAACGCCCAGCGGCTGATGCCGCTGCTCATCCAGCTGCCCGGCATCGACCCGGAATTCCTCGCCAAGGAGACGCTGCGCCGATTGGACGATCGCCTCGACCTCACCGAGGCTTTCAAGTCCGCGCTTCCGTCGATCGTGGCCATGAACGGAGCGATGTCGGGCGCCGGCGCCGGTCCCGCCGGACCGACCGCGCCAGGGGCCGGCGCCGGACCGGGAGCTTCGATGGGTCCACAGGGAGCCGTCAACGCGCCTGGTGGCGGCTCAGCAGGTCCGCCACCGAGCGCGCCGGATGCCCAGACCACACTGGATGGCGCACCGCCGGGTCGACCGCATCCGATGCCGTCACAGGTCAAGATGCCGGGGCTGCCGTGACAAAGATCTTGATTTGACGTAAGTATCGATCAGAGGTGCCGATTGGCACCGGGAGAATTCAGTATGGCAGGGAACGACAAGCTACCCACCGCGGTAGAGTCGATCGACAATGTACCTTCGCCAGGTACCGACGGCGATGCCGGTGGCAGTCTACTTGATGTATCCAACCGCGGAGATCTTCGCGGCGATTACATAGACGCCAACGACACTGGGGATTCGCCAACCCGCGTTGCACGCAAGTCCGATCCTGAACCGGAGTTGCCGGAAGAAGCGACACCTGAAGAAATAGCCAAGCTTTCCAAAACGGCACAGCGCCGCATCAAGAAGCTCAACGCGCAACGCACGAAGCTCGCGGGCGAGTTACAGCGGCTTAAGCGGCTCGAGCCGGACGCTATCATGGCGGCCAAGGTAACCGGGTACATGCGCGAGCATGACATCGGTCAGGATGATTTCGTCTTTGGCATGGACATGATGGCGGCGATGCGCCGCGGTGATTTCGCGAGGTTTCATGCGGGCGTAAGCCCGTACATGAAACTCTGCGAAGAGTACCTCGGCATTTCATTGCCCCCGGATCTGCAGCAGCAGGTCAATCAGGGTCACATGACGACACAGGCTGCTGCCATGTACTCGCGAGAGCGCATGGACAAGGCTATGGCTCAGACCAACGCGGTCCGTAGTCAGGCCACGTTGCAACAGCAGCAGCAGGCGTCGGCAAAGG